TCAGCATCTCTGTCTAATGATACGGCTACAGCTTCTTATATATACCCAGTCTTTGCCACTGGAACAACCGGTGTAATAGCAAACTTATACACATCCGATGCCAAGCTACTATACAAACCATCAACAGGTGAACTGGCAGTAACTGCACCAATAGCCGCTAATGGGTTAGTGCTTAACGCAAATACTGTAGCAACAAGTTATACCATTGAGGCTGGGTACAATGCTTGCTCAGTGGGTCCAATTACTGTGAATGGCGGTGTTGTAGTCACAATAACTTCAGGGCAGCGTTGGGTTGTCTTATAAATAAAGGATAAATCATGGCAAGTAGTTACACACCAAATCTAAAAATTGAACTGGTTGCTACTGGTGAACAGGTTAACGAATGGGGAGTTACTACAAATAGTAACTTTGAGAATGGACTAGAGCAGGCTATTGTTGGTCGCGGTGTAGTTGAGTACACCAGCGATGCGAATAAGACCATTACTCTCACTGAATCAAACTCCAGTCAGGACGCAAGAAACTTATTCTTGTACGTTGACACTGACATGTCTACAACCCTTACTGCGACTAGAGACTTAATAGTCCCAACAATAGAGAAGACTTACGTTGTCCACAATGATACAGCCGGAAGTCAGAGCATTAGGGTAAAGACATCAGGCGGCACAGGGATAACCATTCCTAATGGCAAAAAAGCTCTGCTGTATGTAGATGGGACTAATGTAATAGAGCAGCTTAATTACCTTACGTCCGCAGAGATTGGGACAATAACCTTTACTAACCCAGTGCCAATTGCATCTGGCGGAACCAACGCAACGAGTGCAAGCGCAGCTAGAACGAGTCTCGGTCTAGCCATAGGAACAGACGTTCAAGCATACAATGCTGGTCTTCAAGACATATCTGGATTAGCTAAAACAGATGGCAATTTCATAGTTGGGGACGGGACCAACTGGGTAGCTGAATCAGGAGCTACAGTCAGGACATCATTAGGTCTTGGCAGCATGGCTGTTCAGAATTCTAATGCGGTGTCTATTTCTGCTGGAACCGCAACCTTAACATCAATGACCACTAACTCTGCCACAATAACTGGCGGGACAATTACAGGCATTACTGATCTGGCTGTAGCTGATGGGGGTACGGGATCATCCTCTCTGACTTTAAACAGCGTGTTGATAGGTAACGGAACTTCCCCATTGCTGGCTGTAGCCCCTAGCACATCTGGCAATGTACTGACCTCTAACGGTACTACTTGGACCTCAGCGGCTAATTCAGCTATTTTTGCATCAGGTACAGTTATCCCCTTTTTCAATACTAATGCCCCAACAGGCTGGACTAAGCTAACCACTCAAAATGATAAGGCGCTAAGGGTTGTTTCTGGTAGCGGGGGAGTTGCTGGAGGTACGGTAGCTTTTACAACGGCATTTGCTAGTCAGGCAGTTGCCGGGAGCGTTCAGTCACATACACTATCAGAAGCGGAAATGCCATCTCATAATCACGGGGTGTACGGTCCTGTTGGCGGTCCCGGTGGGTCTGCTGCGGGAACGAGTGACTCTATAGTTACAGGTAATCGCGGGGGAAGTGGGGGGCATACCCATCCATTCTCAGGTACAGCTATAAACTTGGCGGTTCAGTATGTTGATGTGATCCTCTGTAGCAAGAATTAATTGTGTTAAACAACAAACATAAGGACACTAAGCTAGAGCAAGCAATAATAATGTTCCCCAGCGCAGCAACCCCTTCTGTTTGTGACGAGATAGTTAACTTGTATAGAGAGTCTGATTTGTGGAAAGAGTGCTACTTTCACTCCAAAGCACAAGGGGTTAGAACCTGCAACGAAATTAGGATGCCTGCAAGTGAGCTAGACTCAAAGATATTTAATGTGGTTGGAGCCTGCCTTCTAAAGTATAACAAAGTTTTTGAGACAACAGCCTCTACTGACGAGGGATATACTCTGCTTCGTTATAACGAAGGGCAGAGCATTGGTAATCACATGGATGACACTACTGGGTTAGGAAGGGTTTTGTCATGTTCAATTTTGTTAAATGACGAGTTTACTGGTGGGGAGTTCTCGTTTTGGGGAGGGGAATCTATAATAGCCCCAGAGAAAGGAAGTGTTTTAATGTTCCCTGCTAATTTTATGTACCCACATGAAATATTAAAAGTAAAAAGTGGAGCGCGTTTTTCAATAATAACTTGGCTGGGGTAAATATGAAACTTTCGATTGTTGTAGAGGATAGAGTAGTTGTAATTGATGGTCTTGGTTTTGGAAAACTTACTTTAATTGGGGTTCCTGAGTATGCCCACGCGCTACAATGGAATGACGGCAAGGGCTGGGTAGAGTACAACGATGGCAGGTTAAATGAGGGTATAACCGCCCTCCCACAGTGGGCTACCGATGCTTGTGCGGCGCATGAGGCTGCTGTTAAATTAGCTACGGAGATTCCTGTAGGGATTCTTGTGGGCGTATAGGCATGGAAATTAAAGCCGGTAACTTTTGTCCATTAATAAAAGAAGACTGTGTTGGCTTGAAGTGTTCATGGTTTACTCAAGTCAGGGGTACTAACCCAAACACAGGTAAAGATGTAGATGAATGGGCATGCGCCATCACTTGGCTTCCAATGCTGTTAATTGAGAATAGCCAACAACAAAGGCAGACTGGTGCTGCAGTAGAGTCATTCAGGAATGAGATGGTTAAGGCTAATGAGTCTAGTCAACAGCTTCTACTAAACACAACTAAGGTAGCTGCAATAGGGCGTGACTAACTAAGGGTACAAGGAGATATAAATGGCTTCAACTATTGCGGCAGTGACAACGGGGGGTGGGGGTGTAATCACCACAGCAGACGCTTCAGGAAATCTCTCATTACTCTCAGGTGCAACTACTATAGTTGCTGTGACAAGCGCGGGTGTGGCTGTAACTGGTACTCTAAGCTCTAGTGGAGCTAGTACGTTTACTGGCACAGGAAAGTTTGCCACTACAATTGGTGTAGGTAATGCAACTCCAAGTGCATCAGGCTCAGGCATAACATTCCCAGCAACACAAAGTGCTAGTTCAGATGCCAATACTCTGGATGATTATGAGGAAGGTACTTGGACGCCTACTATTATTGGAATTGGTGGTGTGAGTGGGCAAGCTTATTCTTCTCAAACAGGAGTTTACAGAAAAATAGGCGGTTTTGTTTATGCCAACTTTGATGTTACTTTATCTGCCAAAGGAACAATTACTTCTATTGCATCTATTGGAGGCTTTCCTTTTTTAGTTTCTGGTCAGGATGCAAATGCAATAGCGTCAATAGCTTATTGGGAGAGTATGGCAACGACTTGGGTTTATATTGCAGGGCATTTTCCAAACAGTACAACATCCGCAGTCTTATATGGCGCTACTACTGCCTCAGCAACATTATCTAGTCTTGCGACAGCAGATATAGCCAACAACACACGATTTATGGGTATGGCTGTTTATCCATCCGCTTAATTAATTAAGGAAAACATCATGGCAATCACAAAAGAAAAAGTAATCGACCAAATCACCGTGACTGAGAACGGCATCGTGCTATATCGTGAAGCTACACGCATCATGGAAGATGGCAAACAATTAAGCCAAACTTATCACCGTTCAAGTCTTACTCCGGGTCAAGACCTAACAGACCAGCCAACCAATGTTGCTGCTATCTGTAATGCTGCTTGGACACCAGAAGTTATTGCTGCGTACAAAGCGCAAGCAGAACAAAGCAAACTAGGAGCATAGCATGAGTTCAACTACATTATCCGTACTTACTCAAAACGCTGAAAAGGAAATTAAACGACTTAACGCTCAATCACATGAGCCAACGTCATCAGATATTTTGGCTGTAATGCAACTGCTGGTTGAAATGATTAAAGAAAGCAACAAGCCAGCAGATAAGGAGGTAGCATGAGCGCAATCGTTGTCGCAGGGGATTCGAGTGAATAGTTCCGTATATTGGATACACCGCCCTGAGCATACAGATATGTTCAGTCAAGGCTATATAGGTGTGTCTAACAATACAAAGAAAAGATGGAACACTCACAAGATTTCAACTGATAACATTTACTTGCAACGCGCTATTAAAAAGTATGGCTGGGATAGTCTTGTAAAAGAGATTATTGTAATTGCTGATAGGTTATATTGTTTGGCAATTGAATGTAAACTAAGGTCATCCGCTTCAATTGGATGGAATATAGTAGCAGGTGGCGGTATGCCTCCTAGCACACTGGGTAAAAAGTATATTAGGTCTGATGAATGGAGAGAGAAACAAAGCAAGGCTCACATAGGACAGGTTTCTGCTAATAAAGGTAAGCCTGTTCTTCCCCATGTATTAGAAGCTATGCGGCAAGCTAATTTAGGTAAGCATCAGTCTGATGAATCAAAGCTTAAGAAATCATTAGCTACTAAAGGTAGAGTATCTGAAAGAGTGCTATGCCCTAATTGCAACACAGTTGGCGGAGGGTCTTCCATGAAAAGATACCACTTTGATAATTGTACTGGGGCTAAAATATTTAGAGCAGTCACAACAATTAATGGCAAGAGGACAGATTTAGGAAGATATGCTACTAGAGAGCAAGTAGCTATAGCAGTTAAAAAATCTCATTTAGGAGAATAATTTTGGCAGATATTATCGTTGCAGGAAATACGAGCGGGGCTATCACCATCAGTGCGCCACTGGTTGCAGGGTCAGGAGTTTTAACACTTCCTACTGGAACAGACACCCTAATCGGGAAAGCCACGACTGATACGCTGACGAATAAGACTTTGGGGGCTGGTACAGTATTTCCGGCCGGAGCTGTGTTGCAGGTTGTTAATGCTACTTTTTCAGGGCAGACATCAAGCAGTACCAATGTTTTTGCCGATACGGGATTAACTATTTCAATTACTCCTACAAGTGCAACAAGTAAAGTCCTTGTAATTGTAGATATTTCTGGATGCTATAAAACTACTAATAACACAATGCTTCAATTAAGACTTTTAAGAAATTCTACAACAATTCTTACTATGGAGGGAGGAATTGGATATACAGGTACAACAACTACAAACGCTGTAGGAAGTTCCTCTGCTAATTATTTAGATTCTCCAGCAACTACTTCTGCTACAACATACAAAGTTCAACAAGCTAGTGGAAATAATAATGTTGGAGCTGGTATAAATTTCTTTAACCTTTCTGCGGCTGAAACTAATAGCACCATCACTCTAATGGAGATAGCAGGATGAACAACTTCATTAACGCACTATACAAGTTATACCCTCAGACTGTTCGCACTATGGGCGATGATGCCTTCGATGTTGATGGCAATCCAGTTATCTATGACAAAGCAGCAGTACAACTCGAATCAGAGAAGATGACTAATGCACAGACCGCTGTTGGCATCCTAAACAGCACTGACTGGACAACCATAGTAGACATAGGGCTACCAACAGCCAATCCTAGACTATCCAATCAGGATCAGTTCATTGCTTATCGCCAAGTGATTCGTCAGATTGCTGTCTACCCACCTGCTGGTGAAGTGGTCTGGCCTACACCGCCAACAGAAGTTTGGCTAAAAGGAGAATAATATGGCACTAATTTTGGATGGAACTACTGGCGTACCAGTAACCACAGTAACAGGAACTCTGCCAGTAGCTAATGGCGGCACGGGCTTAACATCAGTTCCACACACAATTCAAATACTCTCATCAGGTTCTGGTACTTATACATTACCCGCTAACTGTAAGGCTATTAAAATTACCATGTGTGGAGGAGGTGGGGGTGGTGCTGGTGGAGGCACAAGTCCCGGTACTGGAGGTACTGGAGGTACTACTACATTTGGAACAAGTTTATTGACTTGCGTTGGCGGGGGTGGGGCAAATAATTATGCTGTTGCTGGTGGTGGCGTTTCAACTTTAAATTCACCAGCAGTAGGTCTTTCATCGTCAGGTCAAAATAGCTCTCCGGGTACATACTCCCTAGTAAACGGACAAGGGGCTAATGGGGGGTCTACATTTTTTGGTGGTGGAGGCGCAGGTGGTAATGCAGGAGCTTCTAATGGGTATGCCGCATCTAGTTTTGGTGGTGGTGGTGGAGGCGGTGGATATAGTTCAGCAGGTTCATCGGGAGCAGGTGGAGGTTCTGGTGGCTATCTACTAGCATTGATCGCTTCACCATCCGCAACATATTCTTATGCTGTTGGGGCGGGTAGTTCTGGTGGGACTGCTGGTGGAACTGGTGGTGCTGGAGCTGCTGGATTTGGCGGTATAATTTTAGTGGAGGAATTCTATGTCTAACTTAATTCGTCACGTTATCTTAAAAGACAATGTTGTAGTTAACGTCATTAAGTATGAAACATTACAAGCAGGATGCCCTGAAGGCTTAGAAGATGTCATTGCTATTGCTTCTGAAGAAGGTCAAATAGGCTGGGTATATGCAGACGGTTTATTCACTAACCCTAATCCACCTG